CATTTTTCAAGGCAGATTAATTGCACTGGGAAATTATTGATATATACAAATCTGGCTTCCTCCATATTGGAGGTTGACTCTTCTGATTCCGTTTCCCATTGTTCGTCATCATTCTTATTGTCATCATCATCATTATCGCTATTATTTTCACTACTGTTCTCACTATCACTATTACTATCACTATTAGAACCACTATCACTACTAGATTGAGAATCATTCTCTTCATCATCTTCACTTTCAGTATCACTACTTGAAGACGTTGATGATGTTGACGATGAAGTATTTCTTATAGGTTTTTCATATATAATTTCATTTACGATATCACATGATTGATCATTGTTTGAAATAACATCCAATGTTTCAAAATCAGTAATATCTATTTTATCTTCTATTACTAATTTTTGTTTATTGTTTCGAGAACCAAAGTTTGAAAAATCATTCATTTCAACATCAGCTATGGTGAACAATTTATTGACATTATCTTTGAAATAATCAGAATTCGATAAATACTCTAAATCATCAATAACATTTATTTTGAATTTATTTTGAATACCCAAAAATGACCCATAATAATCTACGCCATGTAAAAATTTATGTGAATGTAATAGTTTACTCGATAAAAAAGAAAAGAAATTATCGACATAAGATGCATTATTAGTATCTAATAATTTTGGATGAGAACCCTTGTTATTTGTGGATGGTAATAAATAAATAGTTTCATCGTTTTTATATTTTCCAATCATATATTTGAGGGGATCTAACAGTGGTGAATATTTGATAAAAATATTTTTTTCAATAGGTTCTTTGGTTTCTTGATCAATTATATTTATTAAATTTGAAATACAATATTTATGGTTCAGACAAATATTATTATATTCGTCTTCCGATAGTTTGAAAAACAAATTATATGAAGGGTTATAGATCTGTATTTTATCTAAATGAAATGGATTATAGTTGTTTTTGTTATCCTCGTCAGATGGAATATATTGTTTTTCTAAATAACTTGTATCAATAGTTTTCATATTCAAATAATCGATATGGAATTTAGGGATTTCACTAGATTTCATTTTATAAAATAAAACAAGTATAAGTGGTTGTTATATTTTTTATTTATCCTTCTAAACTAATTGTTTTATTGTAAGATTGTTGCGTTAATCAATATATACAAAATATATATTGATATACTAAATACTTATGACACTTGAATTAAAGAAATTCAATATGAGAGAAATAACATTCAAACCAGATGAAAATAAAGGACCAGTTATAGTAATGATTGGAAGACGTGATACTGGTAAATCATATTTGGTAAGAGATTTATTATTTTATCATCAAGATATTCCTATTGGTACAGTAATATCGGGAACAGAGGCCGGAAATGGGTTTTATGCCGCCCATGTTCCTAAATTATTTATCCATGAAGAATATAATACAGTATTAATCGAGAACATTTTACGGCGTCAAAAAACGGTCTTAAAACAGGTAAATAAAGAAATAGAAATGTATAGAAAATCAACAATCGATCCTAGAGCATTTGTAATATTAGATGATTGCTTGTATGATCAAACATGGACAAGAGATAAAATGATGCGTCTATTATTTATGAATGGTCGTCACTGGAAAATAATGTTGATTATTACCATGCAATATCCTTTGGGTATTCCACCTAATTTGCGTACAAATATAGATTATGTATTTATATTAAGAGAACCTTATTTGACAAATAGAAAAAGAATATGGGAAAATTATGCAAGTATGTTTCCAACTATGGAGTCGTTTTGTGCGGTAATGGACCAAACAACCGAAAACTATGAATGTTTAGTGATCAATAATAACGCTAAATCCAACAAACTGAATGATCAAATATTTTGGTATAAAGCAGAAGGTCACCCAGATTTCAAATTGGGTTCTAAGGAATTTTGGGAAATATCGAAAAATATGGGTTCAGACGACGAAGATGAAGCTTATGATCCTAGTAAAGCGAAAAAACGCCAAGGTCCAGCCATTAATGTAAAGAAAAATAAATGGTAAATAAATATTATATGTTTATATAATATTTATACGATCGTAATTTTATACATGAAATACATGAATATTACGGGTTCTATTATTTCCAACTATATTATTATCTTCTTCACTACTAGTACTAGTATCGCTTTCGCTTTCGCTTTCATTGTCAATAATATTATTATTATCACACAAAGTAATATGTGATATATCATAGTTTTTGTTATAATTTCTTTTCTGAAATTGAATATGATTATCGTTTAAGCATAATTTATCATTTTCTTGTTTTTTTTTTGAAATAGTTTTACGTCCAAAAATAGGATTGAAATTATAAAAAACTTTTAGTTTTATATGTAATTCATTTTTAGCCATTATCTTTGCATTTGTATCAATAGAGTAGCTCTGTTTATAAAACAATTCCAGATATGGTTTGAATATTTCGATTAATTTGTCGGTTGGAAATTCTGGATCTATTTTTATTTTTTTACTATATTTATTTTGTTTCAACATAAATAGAATTTCTTTTTTCAAATCTTTCGAAGATAGATTACGTAAATATTGTGTCAAATGGAATTTCTGTATTAATACTTCGTTTTCTTCTTGGAATTTTGATAAATTGAAATTACATAAAAAGTATTGATGAAAAAGCGTAGGAATGACAAAGTCACTTTTTTTCATGAAAAAATATATATTATATAAATTGGATTTTTCAAAAGGCATATTATTATAAGGATTTTTTATAGGTAATGGATGAGAAAAATGATACGGTGAGTTTGATAACGATGTATCTATTATTTTTTTTAAATCAAATAATGTAAACAAATATTTTTGGTTATTTTGTAAAATAATTATAGTGTTTTTATTCGAACTCTTTATGTTTGCTAACGAAAGATCAGTATCAATAGCTATAGGTGATCTAGAATATTTATATCTATATGCTAGGCGATTTAATGCATTATATTTTTTTTGTACTTCATAAAATATCTCATAAATAATTTGTTTTGTAGTATCATCATAAAATTTATTATCGCGTATCGAAGACAAGAAACCAAATTTGGTTTTTGTATTATAAATTGGTGTTAATAATAAAATATTGAATGTTATTATTACCAATTTATCAAAATATTCCAACGAACAGTTTTTCAATTCATAGTTATATGTATTATTTACAATACTAAACCGGGTTTTATCTGAATTATCTAATTTTGATACTTCATATAATTCGTTTGTTTTTGCACATTGTTTATGAAGTATTTGTAAAAATGCGTTCATTATTCGTGCCGCCTATACTTGAATTTTAACGGTGGATTGTATTTATATTATTTTTATAATTATTATGAAAAATAATATAAATGTATTGATTTGTTGTGTAAAATTACCATCCACCTGGTAATATAATTTTTCCTATTCGTCCGGTTGTTCGTTTGATTTTTTGGTATCACTTTCGATAATATTTTTGACTAATAATTCATTACGTAATTGTGTGGTTTCAGCATCTTCAACTTCGCGTTCTTCGAAATTAATGGTTTCTTTAACACCGACTAAATTACCTTCTTCATCCATGGTTTGTGTTAAAACATTACCACTCTTCTTTGCTTTTTCGATGTTCTCCATAATGGCCTTCTTTTTTGTTTCACGAACACGCTCTTCAAACTCTTTTTTAGCCATTTCCTCATTCTTGAGTTTTTCCTTATGAAGTGCATTGAGCTCTTCTTCCAAATGTTCTACACGGCCGGTTTTATAAGCATCTGGATCCCATGGAACCCATATACCTACTGGGCCGACAAAAATATCATGGTTAGGGTCTTGTTCGCGTAGTTTTTTACATTTCATTTCGGCCTCTTCTTGAGATGGAAAAACACCGCGGATTTTTAAACCACGAACTGATGTTTGGAAAGCATGTTCGCGGTTGAATTGTTCATTTAATTTTTCTTCTTGTTTATCCATGAAATTTTTGTAATCATCCTCGATGCCACTTTTTTTGAGTTTATCAGTTTCTTCTTTTACGAAGTCATTGAAATCATCAATAAGGGTCTCTACTTTTAGATTATATTTATATGCAATAAAATGGACAAAATCGAAGTATCTTTCCATAGATTTAGAAAATTCCCATTGTTTAATAAATTCATCAAATAAATAGACTTCGCGTTTTTTAAGAGTTTTCTCAGGTGAAACGAACGAAATACATGCGAATTTTTGTCCTGCAATTGGAGGATCTTCATCGCACAAATCGATGTATTTAGGATTTTGTTTACCATTTGGAAGAATTTTTTTTTCAAAACTCATTTTATAATTTTATTGTATTTTTTTATTTAAGTAATTTGCTATCAATATTAATATTTATTTTATTTAGGAATTATTTTGTTGGTATATAATATATTAATAGAATGTCAGGAATGTTCGATTTAACCGAGCTTATTAAGCGAGCTATCAAATATTTAATCGAAGGTTTAGTTGTTGCAGTCGTTGCTACAATTGTTCCTCGTAAACCATTGAATGTTGAAGAAATTGTTATTATTGCACTAACTGCTGCTGCTGCATTCAGTATCCTTGATGTATTCATTCCATCAATGGGTGCTTCAGCAAGAAATGGTGCAGGTCTTGGTTTAGGTTTAAATCTAGTGAAATTCCCTATGTAAACCAAAAAATTGAATACATAATATAAATTTTCATTATACAAAAATATAATGAAAATGATAGATCATACAATGAAACACCTATCTATAGAATTACTTCATAATAGCGGATTCTATAAAATTATTTACGCAAATCAATTGACTATTAACGATATTGGTCAAAAAATATATTTAGTACATCGTTATGGTATTAGTTGTAGAAAAATATCCAAAGTATCTCATAGACATTTTACACATTCGGAATTAGACGATTCTAATAATGCTGAATCTCTTATATCATATTTTGAGTTTCCTATATACATTGATATTAGTCGAGATAAATTATTCGATACAACCGTCCGTATAATTTTAGATAATACTGCTGGAAATAAGAAAGTAGATTCTGTCATGGAATTTTTCAATAATCGATATTTGGTATCATATACTAGTAGTTTTTTGGAGTGATGTTTTTACGTTTAATATTTAGGAATTTTTTATTTTGATAATATAAAATGGATAATCGGGACGAAAAAATCACAGCTTTAGAGGCTGAAATTGAAAGACTAAAAACTAAATTAGAAAAATATACAAATAATGAACGTCATCGTAAATATTATGAAAAAAACAAGGAGCGTGTCAAAGAAAATGCAAAACAATATTTGAACCGTCTTAAAGAGGAAAACCCGGACAAACTAAAAGAATATAGACATCGTGCTTATATGAAACGGAAAGAGAAGATGAATGAAAGTGATAATTAGATTATTTTATATATTTATAAAATAATGTATAGTTACACACTTGAAGAATTCAAATCAAGCTTCACGGGAGCGTCCGATTTTGAATCTCCGCGGGTATTAATTCATAAATTTAGGTTTTTTGCAAGCAGCTTCGAATTCATTCATATATGCAGTTTTAGACCCTTGATCTGGACTATTCATAACAACTTTGTAAAAGGCTTCACCATATTTATTTATCATATATTCCTCAAAATTATTATTACAAACAATCGCACCCCCCATTCTTTTCTTATTACGCATTGATTTTTGTTTTCTAGACTTTCCACGAATTTTTCTATTTGCGCGCTTTGAAACACGTTTTTTTATAGACTTATTTTTTGGCATTTTCAATATATATATTATATTTATAAAATATTCTAAATATAATTCTATACCGTTGGACAAAACTCCCAATCTAAATCATTACATACTTTTTTCCATATCATATCCTGTTCCAATTGTTTTTCACGATCTTTCATCATAGGAATATACGGTAAATATTGGGTCTGATCTAATAAAACACATAATTGATACAACGTATAAGTATAATTGAAAAAATTAGTACGATTCGCTGGACAATGCACTGCCCATGGTTTTTGAATCTCAATAAAAAGTACACATAATGTCTCATGTAATTCCTCATTCATGATGGGTGGTTTTATTCCAAAAAGCGAATTAATATATTGAATATGCTCAAAGTATTTATTTAGACCCAGCTTACGTAAAATATCACGCATTTTATCATAATTTATCAAGGACATATCTTGGATTCGTTCTTTTTTTATACGTGCTTTGATCGCATCAATGACTTCTTTTGGTATTTGTGTAGTCTCTTTGGCTTGGAATTGTGAAAGAATCTCTTTGAAATGATTAAGACGAATATATGCAGTATATGATACTTCATTGGGTGGCTCTTTGTTGGTGGGTTTTGAACTATCGATAATATAGGTAATGAATTTACCACATCCTTGGTTGTTACAGATCATGATACCCTCTTCATCTTGTGGAATAAGTTCTCCTTTATTACATATTTCACATACGTCACTAGTAATTACAAAGTCTTGGATATTGGTTATTTCGTTGTTGACATTACGCCAGTAGTTTTGATAGGCTTTTTTGGATTGGGAATATTTATCACTATTAGGGTTTGATGAATCAGGATTCGATGTATTTGACCGAATTTTAAAAAAGGAATTGAGAACATTGGTATTTTGATTGGTAGTATTTGACGAAGTTGATATCTGTTTTTTTTGTTCAAAATAATCGAAAATGTATTTAGAGTTGTCTAGTAGATACATTTTTTTTTGGGATTTTAGGGAGCGTATTTGAGAACGTATATCGGTGATCTTATCACGGATATCCATATATTCATCTATTTGATGGTCTTTTAGAGTTGGAATAATGGATTTTAGACGTAGTTTTTCGGTTTGGAGGTTAGGAATAATGGTGGTTTCTATTTCATGAAAATGATTTAGCATTTCACTGTGTTTTTCGTCGATCGTATTGGATGTCGATTTTGATGGTTGTACCGTTTTTGAATTAGTAGCGGACATAGTATTGTTTTTTTTGATTGGGGTTTTATAGATATTAATAGTTTGTGTTTTTTATGTGAGTTTTTTGTTAAATTATGTTAAGATTGGGGGTTTTATTTTGTGTTGATTATATAGTATATAGATATAAATGAGCGTTCCTATACAACAACCAGGTCCAACAAGCGATTATATTCGAATATATGATGCTAATAAACAAAACTCTAATATTTCTAATTATATTGCGAATTGTTTACATATAAGAAGAGACGCTGATGCTAAACATGATTTGGATCCAAAAGACAACCCAACAACAGGAGGAGTTAGAAAAAGTGATGTAGAAAACACTTATCCTTCACCACCTCATTATAAGTGGGGTATTTATGATGCTAATCCATCAGGTAGTGCATTAGCTGAAGACCCATTATTACGACGTGATGTTTATGATGTATTGACATCTGAATGTCCAGATAAAGAACCATACATTACTACAAGAACACTTCATAATAATATTCTTGGTTATTATAATTTTGCTACTGTAACATATATACATGATACAAAATATGATAAAAGTAATAAAATAGAAAAAATGGCAAGTAAATTTTATCCAGAAAATCGAACCGATACTGATGGTAGAAAATCAAAAATTCAAGAACAATTAGAAGAATTTGGTGTAAAAGGAGAAATTTTTTTATTTGTAGATACAGCTAAAGCAAAACTTAAAAAAGATTTAACTTATGCATATGGTGATACAGTATTCTTTTGGGTAGATAGTCGGGCACAAAAATATGATGCTGCAGGAAGTACAAATCCGGATACCGAAATCGGTAAAACTTTATGTGGTTGGGACAAAGATGCAAATTTTAATTTCAGATACTGCTGGGAATATGTACAACCTGGATTAACTACTGGATATTTATTCAATAAATATGATAATACAAACCCGCCGAGATATCCACAAGAATGTTTATGGTCAAAATATAATGCAGAACTTATAGCGATATCTAATGATCCATTTGAACCAAGCAACATAGAAGGAAAACTGGTTTTTACATATGAAGATATGTTCAATAAAAAAAAATATATTTATTCAGATAAAACATTATCTAATAAGAGTGGAACAAATGTGAGTTTATATAAAACTGCTGCACAATCTATAAGTAAGTTTTTGAGTGTTTTAGTACCGCCAAATACTACAATATCTGATTGGAATAATGCTTCATTAGTAATTAGTAAATATTGCGGGGATACATTGCAGGCATTATTAGCAATGATAGCTGCTACAATAGGGTTTTATGTTATTTATAGAAAAAAACCTTCTATAATGAATCTTGATACAAATCCTTTTTATTCGGCTCCCACTGGAATTTTCGGTGGTGGTATAAATAAACAAATTGGCGGGGCGAGAACGATTGAACAAATTAATCAGGATTTTGGATTTATTAAAACAAACAAAAATAGTATATTTGTTACAAATGATAGAATTGCAGCAGAAACTGCAATATTTATATTAGGTATGATTGTGATACTTGATAGGGGGGGATGTTGTGATATTTTTGTTCCAACAAAATATCAAGACCCATGTCGACAATTTGAGGAAGCTTTTCCAAAAAATGACGAATTTTATAATAATATATATATTGATTACAAAAAACAGTATGAAATATTTCAATCAAATATTTCAAAGCAAGGAATTGCAATACAAGAATTAAAAACACATATAGAAAGTATTTATAAAATATCAATCAATATTGACACATCAATTAAGAATGCCACTGATGAAGCTGATTATACATATCGACGTATAATTGCATTATGGAAAATAGCACTACAAATAACGCCAATGTATTCTGATAATAAAGCTATTGAAAATGAAGTCAAAGAAATATCTAATATTCAATTTGATAAAGATCTAAAATTGATAAATGAAACAATTGAATCTACAAATTTTATATGTTATGAAATAAACCTATATTCAAAAAAAATAGAAGAATTAGAAAAAGAATTACAAGAATTACAAGAAGAACTGAATAAATTTGATGTTGATAAGATAAATGAATTAGACAGGTCTATGCAAGCAGATTTAGATGTTGAGATTATGAAACTTAAAAATATTAGTATTCAACAAAATATTGATATAATAACTAAAGTCATAGAAACAAAACAATCTGAAAATTATAAATCGGATAATGATAGTAAGATACAAAAAATATTAGAAAATACAAACTATTTGAATAGTATATTGAATCCTTATAAAGAAAAAACTAATAAATTGATTTCAATAAATAAAAGTATTATTGATTTAATCGAATATTTAAATTTAACAAATACAGATTTAGGTATTTTTTTGAACAACCCAGATATTTTGAAAAAGAAACAAATTTGGAACTACAAAATAAAAAGTGAAATTTTACTTAAAGCAGCCCCTTTTTTTGAAGCCTCAAAACAAAAAACAACATTTAGTCGTTTATCAAATTTGTTTAGTAATGATTCACAATATTGTTCTATTTTTGCAATGGGAGATATAATGACTATTTTGGATTTTTTAAAAGGACCAATAGGCAAAGAAACTACGTCTATTACAATTGACTCTAATGCAGATGAAAATGATAATCTAATCAAAGCTACTCTAGATGAAGGTATGGATATACAACAACCTAAAAAAAATATAACAGTTTGTGATGCATTTATTATACAAATAAAAAGTATAATTGTTGAATTGAGAAAAAGTAATAATTATAATTTTAAACAACTTTTAACCCAATTTGAAGCAAAATTTGACGAATTAAATACGAAAAATTTAATTCAAATAGGCGGCGCTAGCGTTAAAAGAAAGAAATTTGGTTCAGAAAAAAAAAAACAAAAAAAAGCCAAACCTGATAATGATGATGATGATAATGATGATAATAATGATGATAATGATGATAATGATGATAATGATGATAATGATGATAATGATAATGATGATAATAATGATAATGATGATGATGATGATGATGATGATGATGATGATGCAATGAGTACGATTCATCATGATGCAGATGATGCAGATGATGAAGTAGATGGAGATGATACTTATAATGAAACATATACTTATGATACTTTTGTTGAACCAAATAATACTTCAGTTGAACCAAATAATACTTTAGTTGAACCAGATAATAATAATAATAATAATAATAATAATTATAATGATGAAGGTAATACAACTAATGAATCTGGAAATGAATCTGGAAATGAATCTGGAAATGAATCTGTTAATTTAAAAAATAAAGTTATTAGCAAAATATTACCAACAATTCAAGAAGATCAAGATATTGATATTCACAATTTTACAAAAATATTAAAAATAGAATTATTATTAAAAATTTTTTGTTTGATTAACAAAAATATAACTTTCAAGAAGGATGAAGGCAGAGATGAAAGTAGTAGTACTGCTATTATCGATGTTTTTGATAATAACCATGATGACGATGATGAAGGAAATTTTTTTAATCCTAATGATGATAATAATGACAATAATGATGGATTTTATGTAATTAAAAATGAACAAAATATCCCGTTAATTAATGTTAACGAAATAAAAGGATGTTTGAATTTATTATTAGAAAAATCAACCCTAGATGAAAAATTACCACTGCCACCAAGATTATCATCATCATCATCAACACTACCGCCATTTGCACCTGAAAAAAAAAATAAAGATGAAATTAATAAAAAGATAGTTGTCGCGTTATTAAATACTAATTTAAGCGATCCAAATATTGAAAGTTATAAATCAATATGGGAAAATACTTATGAAGTACTTGATGAGAATGATAAAACACTTTTGTTGAACATAACTGTAGATATAATAACATTCAACGATATTGAAGCAATAATAGATATGAATTCATATGATCCAGAATTTGATAAAAAATTTAAAAATATAATGAATCTAATATTTTTATCAAAAAAACCTGTAATATCAGTAAATACTGATTTTTATGGTTTATTAAACCAAGTTTGTAATGAAATAAAAAACGTTTTAAAAAACCATATACAAGATAAAGATAATGGTAATATGAACACGGGTGGCAATACCAAACACAACATTTTAAAAAAAAATAAAAATACTCAAAAATACATTGAAAAAACAAACAAAAAAACAAAACGTCGAAAGAACAAAAAAGTTTCAAAAAAGAAATCAATCAAATCAAATAAATCCAAAACTCGTAAATACCGCCGAAAACGTCTATATTGAATCCCATATTGTTTCTAAAAAATTAAACAATCCATACCGACGAATCTATTCAAAAATTACACCTTTGTGTATTTATAATTGCAAAAGTGTAAAAATATTTAGAATAATATATTCATATATATAAAGGATGACAATTATTGATAAAAAGAATTATATTATAATTAAAGACATAGCTGAAATGTTTAAAGAAGGTTTTTCTATTAAAGACATCCAAACAAAATTACAAAGCAAAATCCCCAAATATCGTGAAAAATTTCAGAATACTGGTCAAAATAATGATTTAGAATGTAAAATTGCTGCAGAAATTGCTAAAAACGAAAATATCAAAGATTCAGTAGTTATAAATTATATTGATGAAAAAACGCGTAAGCATATACAAAATGAAAAAATGGAAAACACGAAATTTAAAGGTGATATAAATCCAAAGGATGGTAGACCGTTTGATGGTAATAGTAAAAAAGACATAAAAAAGAAATTAACCAGTCCTATAGGTCAAGGTACTTGCGGAAAATGTTGGATGTGTGGTCAACCAGTTTACTTTTATTATGATAAAAAATTTGTAACTAATTGTGGAGATTGTGAACATATTGGTGGGATTGTTGCAGCATTATTAGCTGGAATGTTATTGTCCACTATGTCAAGTGAAAGTCATTATAATTATGGAACTTCTCATGTACATTGTAATCGAAAAAAATCAGAAATGATTAGTATGAGATTTGATAATGAGAAAAATAAGTGGGAATATGATGAGGATGGAACAGATGCAATCGTAAAAGCCATTTGTTCTGAAACTGTTCATGAAAGCGAAAACGATCCTGAATTTGTAGAAAAATTTCATATTTTGAAAAAAAGTAAAACAGTTGTAAAAGAAAATATAGAAGATTATACAAATGATGTTTGGTGTCCAGCGGCAAATGATATTATAAAGAGATTTGTTAAAGACGATATTTTTGATATTTCTAAACGAACATTGACCATTATTATGTGGATAAATTCAAGTAATACTGAATTTGAACAATTAAAAAATGAACAAAAAAAAAAAATAACTCAAACAGTTGATAGTGATGATGATAATGATGATAACGATGATTATTATGGCGGAGAACCATCACCTGAAAAAAAAGCATCACCAAAAAAATATACTTATCGCCCAGAAGAAACGTTTGGAATCAAAATAATAAATGAAGCCCATGCACAAGAAATTTTAAATGAATTGAAAACTAAACCAGAGTTCGAAGAATTATTAAATAATTTGATCATTGCCATCGATGAAAAACTAGACATGAGATCACCATCACCCAAAAAAATGTCAACTAGTCCCAAAAAAGCATCACCCAAAAAAATGTCAACTAGTCCCAAAAAAGCATCACCCAAAAAAATGTCAACTATTCCCAAAAAAGCATCACCCAAAAAAATGTCAACTATTCCCAAAAAAGCATCACCATCACAAAACTATTCAATAAAATCCATTAAAGATGTAAACAATTTATTTTTACAACGAGAAACTCAAAATTTATTTACACAATTTCTTCCGGTAAACGAAGTTGAGATTATTAGTAAATCATTAAAACGTAGTAGAAGTCCATCTAATAATAACAATCAATATACTAATAAAAGAATAAAAGCAGGACGTAAAATTACAAAGAAATCCAAAACTCGTAAATACCGCCGAAAACGTCTATCTTAAAAATATATAAATAAATGTCCACTAAAAATCTTGAAATTCCCACCGATCAATCTATCCAAATAACAAAAAAACAATTCCAAAAAATGGTTTTCATCCAAAATGCCCTCGACCAAGGTTGGACAATCAAAAAATCCGATGACTCCTATATTTTTACAAAAAAACACGAGAACCGTCGTGAAATTTTCCAAGAAAATTATTTAGAAACATTTTTGATATCCAATTTTTCTAAAGACATATTGGATTCCAAAAATTCCTAATCACAAAAATCTCAACATATATTAATAACATTATCAATATATGTCTCAACCCAAGGTAATCGGTGAAGGTTCATATGGTTGTGTTCATAAACCAAGTCTCACATGTAAAAATAAGCCTAAATTATCATATAAAAACAAAGTATCAAAAGTATTACTCAAATCAGCAGCAAAAGACGAACTCAAAGAATATAGAAATCTAAAAAATGCTGACAAAAAAAACGACTTTTATGTAGGGAAACCAGTTTCATGTGAAATAGAAAACATCCCAGTCAATATCGATGCCATAAAAAAATGCACCATCGGATCTGATGTAATAAATGACCTAAAACAGCACAAACTAATAATCATGGGTGATGGTGGCATCAATATCGAAGATTATGTCAAAAAAATAAAAAAATGGACTCCATCCGTAGCAAATAGAAACGAATCCGAGTTGTTTTTATTGGAATCATTACGTTTATTTACAGGCTTAATAAAATTCAAAGAGCATGATTTAGTACATCATGATTTGAAACCACAAAACATTGTCTATAATGACGAAACGAAACGGTTGAATTATATTGACTTCGGGTTGATGACTTCGAAGACAAAACTAATAGAAGAAACCAAAAAAAGTAAAAATGACATGGGTGTATTTCATTGGTCTTTTCCATGGGAACTCGAATATGTAAACAAAAATCTTTTTACAAAATTCAAAAATAAAAATAGACAATATCGTGCAACAATCTATAATGGATTGATAGAGGATTTTGTAAATCGCAATAAAAAAAACAAGCATGTTGAACATATGCATAATTATTTTTATTATGTATTGAATCCAAACATAAGCCGTGATGACTACCGAAAAGACCGGGGTGTTTTTTTGAATGAATATAAACGTTTTTTGACAGATGGCATCGATAGATACGAATACAATGACTTTTTAGAAAAATCGATTGATAGTATCGATACATATGGTTTGGGATTTACGATGATGCATTGGCTTATTTATGCAAAACCATTTTTGGATGTCCAAATAGTAGATAAATTATATGTTTTGTATTATCAAATGATTACTCCGGATTTGTTGGGTCGTTTAAGAATCGAAGAAGCTAGAAGTCAGTTAGAATATATCATAACAGAAAGTGGTTTGTTAGAAAAACATAAAAAAGAAATCCATGAAAACATTGTAATAGATTATAACAAAAAATCTGAAACAAAAATTAAAAAACTATTGGCTAATTCTGGTCCCGATATTAAAGTAAATGCAGAATTATTACTAAATACACCAGGTAAAGATACAATTATGAAATTAAAAGAATGTCCACCGGGCAAAGAGCGAAATCCAAAAACACGTAGATGTATCAATAAATGTAAACCTGGATACATAAGAAACTCGGATTTCAAATGTATACGAGAAACTAGAAAAGCAAATAGAATTTCATCAAAAAATTCAACCAAAAAATTCAACCAATAATTGGACCAATAAAAAATTGAATTCTATAAATAGTTTTTATAAAATTCAATAAAATCAAATAAAAATCAAACTATGTCATTATTTATTTCAACAATGAATTCATTAATCGTAAGTGGTTGTGCTTTGACTAATTCACCCAAACCATGGGCAGTTGCAGACTTTCAACGTTATAGACCTTATATAACTAATTTTGTAGATTCCAATATCGTTCCATTGATTGAATCTAGAGACTATGAAGTCAGACGAATATTGATCCATGGTGAAGTCAAATCTGGTAAACGAGAAATAGTTGAATATATTGCTCGTAGAGATCATGGGTCTGAAATACGAGAACATATTTTTATATCTGCATTCCATAGAAAAGCAGATGAAAGTCAACGTCGTGAATTAGAACAACATAATCTAAAAGTATTTTCAATAATATCAGTGGAAGTGGCAAAAGAAGCTTTAAGATATATAAACGAAAGGGTTTCACAAGGTAAAAAATTAATATTACACGCGGATGAGTGTGATTACGGAACAGGATCGAGACAAAGTTTGAAATTTATTTATAGTAGAATAAAAGAAAATAGAAATATTTTTACAATTTTGTACAGTGCAACTCCAGAAGAACTATTATTTTCACAAGACATAACCCAAAATGAAGAAGATGAAAACTTTATTGGCGGTATTTATGAACAAGGTATTCAATTATATTATATTCCACCTGAAACATATTGTGGTGCTAAAAAATTCTTAGATGAACAATTGGTAGAAAATGCAATTCCGTTTTTCAAATTCAAAAAAGAAGATGGTACTTGTATGTTATCGACACAAGGTAAAAAAATTATTGCAGATGCAAAAGAAAATCTTAGAAACTCAAAAATGGAAAAAGTTGAAGCTACGTATTTGTACAATAAATATATAAATGAAAATAATATAGCTGAAGCCGAAAAATATTTAATAACAAAAGAAAAAAAAATAAGAAATGTCATTGTTTTACGATTGACCTATAAAACTTATAGAAGTTCACAAAGAACTTCACAAAGAAGTAATAATCGTTCAATCGAAGAATTCTTGAATAATTCACATTTGTTTCCAGAATTAGCTGATGTAAATATTATAGCTGATAAATCCGATTTATCCAAATATACAAATAATAATCATAACATTTCATGTGAAACTGTAAATTGGAGTAATAAAAGCTATTGGGATAATAAACAAAGTGATAAATTGATTGTGATTGTTCATGAACAAACAAGTACAAGATCCACTGAATGGGAATTTCATGATCGCGTCTTTGCAACACATGACTACAGACCGACAGTTAGTTATGGAACTATTGCTCAAGCACAGTTACGTGTTGCGCATTATTCAAGTAAATACGGTGAATTTCAATCAATTCGAGTTTATGGCCATTTAAAGACGTTTCAATTGGCGGCAAAAGAAATTACATTCAGTGAATATTTGAATGACGATTGGCAAAAAAAACAAGTAATAAGGGATCATTGGATTATAGATGATAGTGTAAAATATAAACATAATAATGTTTGGATGGATGCTTTAATTACTGCGTATAATGATGATGATACATATAATTTGTCATTTATACAAAATGATTCATTAATAACGAAAACAAATGTTAGAAAAAGTAATATAAAAAAAGATAGTGAAAACAAAAAATTCAATATTATAAATACAAAAACAGGCGAAATACATCCTGAATATAGTGAAGAGTATAATGATTCTACTGCGGATAAAATATTAGATGATTTGGGATGTAATATAAAAACGGATCTATCATCACGGGTTAAAGGAAAAGCTAAAATAGTATTGAAAATAAAAACATTGTTTATAAAGTGTAATGAAAATAATATTGAAATAGAAATACAAACACATATAAAAAATAATATGCAATTACCGGATGATGTTCGTCAACATAATTTTAATGTATCATCATTATTCGATCATTATATAGTTTGTGAAGACGGACAACGAAGATGTACTGGTACTATTAGAGCTAACAGAAAAATATATACATACGAAGATATGAAAAAAGAAAGATGGGGTTTTAGTTTATTTGATACAGGTCCTAGATTGACTGTTTGTTATAATGGTAACATTTTGGGAGTATGTTTGAGATATACAAACGGTGATCGAGAAGAAGTAACTACTTTATCATCTTATAAAAGTATGTATCAACCTCTATAATTCTATGTAAAATTATTTAAATTTGGTCAGAATCAATAATATTTAGTAAAAACTATTTCTAGTGATATTATGTATAATAAATAGTAAAATAATATTTTTTTACTATTATTAAAATAATTATTAATTTAGGTATTTATTCCAAATTATTTTCTTTGTATAGTTTATAAATATCATAAGATATGGCTGGAGGTCTCATGCAATTAGTCGCCTATGGCGCACAAGATGTTTTCCTTACTGGAACCCCTGAAATCACTTTCTGGAAGGTGTCATACAGACGCCATACTAACTTCGCTATGGAATCAATCGAACAAACTTTCTCAGGTCAAGCCGATTTCGGTCGTCGCGTTACCTGCACCATCTCACGTAATGGTGATCTTGCTTACAGAACTTATTTACAATTAACTCTTCCTGAAATCAACCAATCCATGAAGGGTGCTAACGGTAACGTCTATGCTCGTTGGTTAAACTACATTGGTGAACAAATCATCGCTCAAGTTGAAGTTGAGATTGGTGGTCAAAGAATTGATCGTCAATATGGTGACTGGATGCACATCTGGAACCAACTTACCATGTCTGCTGAACAACAACGTGGATACTTCAAGATGATTGGTAACACCACTCAACTAACCTACATGATTGATCCTGATTTCGCCAACGTCTCAGGACCATGTGCTGCTGCTGGTGGACCATCCCAAGTTTGTGCTCCAAGAAATGCTCTTCCAGAAACCACTCTTTATATTCCTCTTTTATTCTGGTTCTGCAGAAATCCTGGACTTGCCCTTCCTTTAATCGCTCTTCAATACCACGAAGTCAAGATCAACATTGATTTCAGACCAATTGGTGAATGTCTATGGGCTGTCGGAGATCTTTCTGCCACCTCTGGAACTCAATCAGTCTCACAAGCCTACCAACAATCACTTGTTGCTGCTTCCCTTTATGTCGACTATATCTTCCTTGATACTGATGAACGTAGAAAGATGGCACAAAACCCTCATGAATACCTTATTGAACAACTTCAATTCACTGGTGATGAATCAGTCGGATCATCATCAAACAAGATCAAGCTTAACTTCAACCACCCTTGCAAGGAGCTTATCTGGGTTGTCCAACCTGATGCCAATGTTGATTACTGCTCATCATTAGATGCTGCTGGTACTCTATTCAGAACCCTTGGTGCTCAACCATTCAACTACACTGATGCCATCGATGCTCTTCCTCCATCCATCGCTGCTTTCGGTGCAGCTGGTGAAATCGCCCCAGCCACTGGATACATCAACTCATCTGGTCTTTTCGATCTTCCAGGTGCTATGAGTGGAACTGGTGAGCCAGCAAGTTCATACATTCCATTTGCTGGATCAACTGCTGGTCAAACAGGATCCCTTGTCTCTGATGCTGGAACATTCGTTCTTTCTGAGACTGCCCTTGACATGCACTGTTGGGGTGAGAACCCAGTCGTCACTGCTAAGTTACAACTTAACGGTCAAGACAGATTCTCTGAACGCGAAGGTAACTACTTCGATGTTGTCCAACCATTCCAACACCACACCCGTGCACCTGATGCTGGTATCAATGTTTACTCATTCGCCCTAAGACCGGAAGAGCATCAACCAAGCGGTTCGTGCAACTTCTCCCGTATTGATAACGCCGTTCTTCAACTTGTTCTTTCAGCAGGTACCGTTGGTGGTACTGCCACTGCCAAGGTCAGAGTTTACGCTGTCAACTACAACGTTCTTCGTGTCATGAGTGGTATGGCTGGTGTAGCGTACAGTAATTGATCGGATGACCGGTATGGCTGGTTTTCTGACCAACATTTTATATTATATGGTCCTAAATTTCTGACCAACAAATCTGACCAACAAAAAATAAAAATAATCATAAAAATTAATATAAAATATAAATATTTATATTAATAAATAATAATTTGCTTATATTTATATAATCAAGAAGCAATAATTTATAAAAATAACTTATTTTTTCAATGTAATATGCAACAAAACTTACTTTCCATCGGAAGAGAGCAAATATAAAGTTATTTTAAAAATAATTAGCAGTCATTTAATAAATAAATTATGCAATTTTTGACAATGTAATATGCAACAAAACTTACTTTCCATCGGAAGAAAGCAAATATAAAGTTATTTTAAAAATAATTAGCAGTTATTTAATAAATAAATTATGCAATTTTTGACAATCTAATATGCAGCAAAACTTACTTTCCATCGGAAGAGAGCAAATATTTATAAATAATGCACTTGCTTTCTGAAAAACAAATTCAACTAAAAACAATATAAAGAAATAACATTAAATTAATTTATGTCAGAGATGACAAAATTAGATATCGTTGAATTGATCGAAAATAACCCAATAAAAAGGTTATCAAATGCTTACCAAAATAGATTGCTTATTAAAATAAAAAACAATTTCAATACAGAAAATCAACAATTATTTTTAGCTAGCTTTTATTCTTATTTGAATTATAATTCAAAAACTGATTATATTATTGATTTAGATAATATATGGGAATGGTTAGGATTTTTACAAAAAGTAAAGGCAAAATTATTATTAGAAAGAAATTTCAAAAAGAATATAGATTATAAAATATTTCTTAATAACAAATCTGACAATGAAACAGATAAAAAGAAACACGGTGGACATAACAAAGAAACAATTTTGATGACTATAAATACATTCAAACGTTTATGCTTGAAAGCTTGTACAAAAAAAGCTAATGAGATTCACGAATATTACATAAAATTAGAAGAAACACTGCATGAAGTTATAAACGAAGAAACAAACGAATTGAAACTACAACTTGAAGAAGTAAAAAATGAATTTACAGCAAAACAGAATCAAAATTTATCAATAATAGAAAGTCTCAAGAAGGAAAAATCCGTCGAAAAACACAAAATCCTTCTAAGAGAATTCGCTACTGCAGGAGCAATGGTATATATTTTACGCGTAAAATCCTATGAAAATGGCGAATACATAATAAAAATAGGAGAAAGTAGAAGAGGAATCGAAGGACGTTTCAATGAACATAAATCAAATTACGAAGAAGCTGTATTATTGGATTGTTTTTTAGTAAAACGCAGTAGAGATTTCGAACGTTTTTTACATAATCATAAAGACATTCGTTTGAACCAAATAATAAACCTAGAAGGACATGAAAGAGAACGTGAATTGTTCTTGGTAGGTAAAGAACTGTCATATGGAATGATTTTGAATGTTATCAAAAAAAATATTAATCAATTCAACGATATCGATTACACTATAATAATCAATGAATTAGATTCAATAAAATCCATGTTGTCCAATCAAACACCGCTCCCTATACAAAATACATTAAATCAATCAACAAACGACAATATCATTAAGCAACTACTAGACAACCAAATATTATTATTAGACAAAATAGCAAATCTGGAAAAAACCAACAAAGAGATCCTTGAAAAATTGTCCGCATCACAAACAAAAATAACAACAGGATTTGAAGCACCTAGACCAACCCTTGGACCAAGACTACAAAAAATAAATCCAGAAACATTACAACTGATAAAAGTATATGAAACAGTTAGTGAATGCATGAGAGAGGATTCAAAAAACAAGAGACCCAGTATCGAAAAAGCAATTCACGAGAACATAGTCTATAATGGTTATCGATGGGCATACGTAGAAAGAGAACTCGATCCGAACATAATAACCAATTTACAACCAACCAAAACAACAAAACTACAATCGTTAGGATATATAGCAAAACTAAATGCATCAAAAACACAAATATTGAATGTTTATTTGGATAGAAAAACCGCTGCTATAAAAAATAACTATCAATCCAGTTCAGCCCTAGACAATCCAGTGAAAAATGGTACTGTTACAAATGGGCACTTTTATATGTTATATGACAAATGTGAGGATGATCTCAAAAATGCATTCAGTTTACAAGATCCAATATTATACAAAGATGGCGTAGGTCAATATGATGGTCAAAACAATCTAATAAGAGAATTTGTTTGCAAATATGATTGTATAAAATCCCTACAAATGAGCGACAAGACCTTAGCCAAAGCACTAGACAAAGACATTTCATATAATGGTTATTATTATAGGAGTCTAGGTAGTAAATTACAATGTATTTCGTAAAATCCTAATAATATAATTTTACGAAAAAACCGCATAAACAAAACAAACATACTAGTCTATATAAAATAAATCAATCCCAAAATGTCATTATATTGTGCATCAAATCTCAATACTCAGAACGATTTATTAATGAAAAATCTCATGGATTTTTATAACAATCACGCAACCCTCAATAAAATGATGTCTATAATCAATGGTGAAACCAAAATATCATTACGTATCGTCGACTGGTTTGTAACAAATTTCGCAAAAAAATACTACACAGTCTATGATTTACATACCCAACGCGGAACCGTCCAAGACAAGATCAGATTCAAGGTATATAATGACTATAAACTGAAACTCAAAGCATATAGTAAGCGCAAATTCGATCCATTTTGTCGTTGGGAACGTATTAGTATTCCTTATGATGATGAAAAATATATTGAAACCACCATAGGACAATTGAATTTCTTCAAATGGGCGATCGAGAACAACATTATCGATTATATTGAACAAAACTATGATGATATCGAACGCGACATGAATAGTCGTAATACCACTTCAAAAAGACGTAGTCCAAACAGTAGTAGTTCCGATGGCGACTCAGAAGAATATATCGATACTACCAATAATACAAAAACCCGTAAGAAGCGCGAAGAATTATCAGTGAGTGCGTGTAAATGCATAAAAAAAGAGACTGTTAAAATTATTGTGAAATTCAATTAAGGGTCTCTCTATAGGTTTTTATATTTTTTATATTGGAATACTTATATTGTCCGGAACAACAAATTTAATATTATTATTTTTATCAATAAAATAACACACATTTTTTTTTCCATTTTCATATACGCAATCTAAACTCTTGAAATTATTATGATCGAATGGATATCCATTAATTCTTACTAATCCATAATACATATTATTTTTTTTATAACCTTTTATTTCAAATTCTTTATTACTAATAATACTGAAACCATTTTCAACATTATTTTCCCAAAAACCTTCATAACTAATATCATTTTTATAAGATATATTAATACAACCGTTTATATAATTTGAATAGTTTTGATCTATGGAAACAATGCTATTTTGACATTTATTTTTATATAAAAATTCATTATAATAATATTCATTCAAAACATTATTATATTTTATTAATTCATCATTGCTTATTGTTACTTTTGGTTGTTTTTTGAAAATAAAATAACTACCTTGATACCAAATGAGACCAAACACTAACCACATTGTTACTTCGATGCAATTATACATTTTGATTATTTTTATATAAAAATTGTATGCAAAAATCATATTCAATTTTTTGCATAACCTATCACTGCACAAGCAATGCGTTTTCCAGCGTGTCCAGTTGTCAAACTATCTTCTTGTCTACCCAAACCACAATCATCTTCATCAGCATGAATAATAAGTCCACGACCAATAATATTTGCTTTAGTTCCGCGCAATTTAATAACATCATCTACCATTCTATAATTCGCTATACCGTTACTATTGGTTACTAGATTCCCTAAATCACCTACATGGCGTTCTCGTGAACCTGGACTACCATGTTTTTTACCAAATGGATTGAAATGTGCACACATACTTTCACATTGCTCACTCAAATCACCACATTCATGAACGTGAAATCCGTGTTTTCCATTCTTTTTCAATCCTTCCACATGAATATCAATAATAACAGTATCGTTTTTCAGATCTTCTGTGAAATAAACAAGACCCTTTATTTTTTTAGCAATAAAACATGCAACTGCTCGAACAGGTGTTTTTATAGACATATATAATTATCGAAATAAAAAAACTACTATAATTATATTTATTATGTATGTTATAAAAGTATATTCTTTAATTGAATATTGTATTTTTCTACATAATATTCAGGAATATAATTATATTGATCATTAAAATAGATGACAAAACAATCTTTTTGTAATCCATCTACAAATATGCAGTCAATTCTTTTTATCAAAGGATTTGGAAATGAATCACTTTGGATTTTTATTAAACCATCGTATTTATTGTTTTTTTTATTACCCGAAATAGTTATATTTTTTTTATATAAAATACCAAATCCATTTTCTGTATTATTTTCCCAAATACCTTCATATTTTATTTCATTTAAATTTTTATCATAATAAGTTTTAATACCACATCCATGTTTTATCCCATAAAATGCTTGTCCTTTATAAATATTATTGTCATAGTTTATTATACGTCGTGTATAATCATTTTTATTACACTTTTCATAATATAAATGTTCAAATTTATTAAATTCATTCAAACTATTATTATAACTATTATTACAAGGGTTTTTATCTATAATATTATATTTTTGTTTTGGATAAAGATTACGATAAAATAATATAGCTAATGCGGTGTACACCAAGAATTCAATTAAAGATTTCATTTTATAAGTTTATGAGATTTACAAATAAAAAAATAAATATTCAATTTTTTGTATTCAATCAACTGCATATTAGTAAACTTCAAGACCATGATAAACCGCATTGTTTTTTATTTGGTGTCAAAATACCTATAAAGCTTCTAATTTTGTATAACCATTCACTACCCAAATCAGTTGGATCACTTATATTATATGTTACATTAACATTTGCATTGATATTCAAAACATTCGTATTCGTATTTGTTAGCCAATCATGGTGATATGATTTGCATTTTTGTAAATATTCCAATGATATATTACTTTCACCTGCACGACACCGTTTATTAATGCGTTCACTACAAATTTCCGCATCGGCATCAATATAGACAATTCCATCCAATTTGAATTCTTCTTCAAACATATTATAAAATTTGTTGTATATTTGATAATTAATATCATCTATTTTACCATCATCATATAACATTTTTGCAAAAATATGTTTGTCAGCGGCTAATGAACGTTCACATATAATGATATCAATATCATTACAATTTTTTATTGTATTACGTATCATAGAGAGTCTGGACGCATAAGCCATAACTTGAAAAGGAAATGCGTATTTGTTTTGATTATTATAGAATTTTTGTAATATGTTTTCACCAGTATTTGTGTCTTTGATTGTTTCCCATATATCAACAGGTTCTTTCAAAAATACTATACGATTATTATCTTTCATAAAATCTTGTAGTTTTTCTAAAATAGTGGATTTACCTGATCCAATGTTTCCTTCGATAGAAATGATGATAGGCTTGTACATTTTGTTATTATAATATTATTAGATTATAATAATAACATAGTATTCAATTTTTTTGCGTTATCTAAAATTTATTGAAAAAATCAAGTGGAGTATCTATTCTATCAAGCTCTTTCCTATCATCGCCCCTTAGTTTTATTATTTTACCTTTCAAAAAACTACATGATGAAGTAGATTTTATAGATTCATTAGTGCAATCTACTAAATTTTTGATAGCTTTTTTTGAATCCCACCCATTTAGTGTAAGATATTTGAACGCATCATCTTCTGCTTTTATTAATGATAATTTATATTTTTTATTTCCTTGTAATACTTTTTGTGCTGATATATGAATTGTTAAATAATTTGGCATAGCTATATTTTGAAAATTTATAGATTGTGATTTCAAATCGTTTAAATAATCATTTATACTATTAAACTTAGTTATTTTTGAAAATTCATCACGCCAATCACATACAAATTTTGACTGAGGTACACATGCAAAAAACCAACTTTCAATAACTGGTGATTTGTCTTTATATTGTGGAATAGTAAAAGAATCAATATAAAATCCTACAAATTCACTATCTTCTTTGTTATGCAAATCATTTATCCAATCAAACGGTTTCAAACATATTATAGATGCATCAGACCATATACCACCTTCTTTGGCTAATATATTCAATCTAATAATATCAGAAAGTCTTGCATCCGAGTCTATATTTTTCATATTTGATATATCAAGATCTGGTAAATATTGTGATAAATTTTCTTTGTTCAATAAAGTAATTTTATATTCGGGATTATATTTTTTCCAAGTATTTATACATTTATTGACAACGTTTGGAATTTCTCCATTCCAAAAAGTCCAAATTTTTTTTGGTATCATATTTTTATCATTGTTTTCTTCAAAAAATTCTTTTGTTTTGAAAAGTTGAAATAAAAATATTACCAATGTCAAGATTAAAAATATACTAATTGTTAGTTTTAAGTATTTATTTTTCATATTATATATATACAAATACATTATTTCAATTGGTAAACATAACAGTTTCATTATATGGATAAAATATTGCATACCATGATCTTTCTATAAAATGTCCAGTTTCTGGATTATGGTGATCGTCTACTTCTTTTATTATTTTTTCATAATATGATTTTGGTTTTTTCAAAATATCGTTTTTTGAAATACTTATTATACCGTTCCATGCAATACAATTATTTTTTTCTCCATTTGTAAAAATAGAGTTATACCAATTACCATAAGGTCGCCTATTGCTTAATTTTATATTATCATCTGAATTGTTTTGTTTATTGTTTTCATTCGTTGAAATATACTTTTCAAGCTTGAAATCATAAATATGTTCTATACCACCATGTTGATTGAAATTCCCTGAAAATACTGTAGAATTTGTTTCTTTTACTTTGTTCAACATATTTACTGAACGATTATATTTATGTTCTAAATCAACAGAACCAGGTAAAAATACAGTTACATCTGATAAATTATCATAATTATTTATTATATGATATAAATATGTATGTGATTCACGTCCGACGTTTTTTATATTTTCTTCTTTTATTATGTTTGATGATTTAATATAATTGCTATTATTACCTTTGTTATAAACAATAACTGAATATTGATTGAAAGGATCGGTATCTAACCATTTCAAATCTTCATTATATCTAGCTACTATAATTTCAACATTGTTTGTTTTATTATTACTTTGAAAGCCTTCCTTATAAATAAAAAAGTATAATAAACTACATAAAAAAAATATTATAACAACTATGATTATTTTATAATAGATATTTTTTTTCATTTTATATATTCATATATATTTTATGAAGTCAAACTTTTGTACATTTCTATTACTTTTAGTTTTGATCTTTCATGATGGTTCAAATCTTCTGGATGTAAAAGCGAATCATTATTCGATTTATAAATAAAATATGGATATTTATATGTATATGTAATTGTTTTACTAAAAATATAGCAGTCGGCATGGTGTATAATGTAATGTTCTAAATTGTATTTTCCATCAATATATATGCTATTAATTATTTTTTTGGCTGTTTTGTTATTAATTAAATATGCTGCTGCACTAACACAATTATTTCGTATATTTCGTTGGTATAATTCAAATTGATTTGGATTAGTTCGATTTCCATTGATGATATAACATAATTGAATTACTTCCCAATCAGATGGTGCGTTTTTTATGATTTCTCGAACAGTTTTTCGCCAATAAGGTTTAAATTCTAATGTTATGTCATCTTCCATTATTAGAGCTACTTCATGGTTTGTTCTCGAGAACCGTCGAATAGTTTCTAAATGTGATAACATGCATGCATATTCATAGTCATTTTTTTGTTTATACATAAAGTTTAATTTTGGATATACCGTATTCGAATTACGACCATCTACAGCAGAAATACGTTCTATTTGAGTGGTTTGAAATACGGGATCTCTGAAAATAGCTTCCATTTGTTTTCGTCTATCAGTAGATCTATCTAAATTTATCCAATAAATAATATCGATGCCATCCATGTATTTTATATTTGGGTTATATGGTTTGGAAATAGTGTATTCATCTTGATTGAATGATATTTTTGTTGAATAAAAATATAATATTAAACCAATTATAATAAATAATACAACAATTACTAAATTTCTATAAAAATGTTCCATTTATAGTATTATGATATTTGATTTTCTAATAATTCAATATTCCAAATATCGATTCCCAAATGTTCTCGCCGGTTTATATCTCAAAATATCGAGAACTTTCGCCGTAGTAGGAAATTCCTCTTTTCCATAGATATCTTGTAAAAGCATCCATTCAAACATCCCTCCTACATACAAATATACTTCTAAAAATCCAAACCCTATAAGCTGTTTGTATTTTTTCTCAACACTTTCATCATTCGTATTTTTACCATAAATAATAATCTTTTTCCGAAACTCACAGTTAGCAATCAAATCGTTTACGATTTTCTCTTCCATTTGATAAGGTACCGTATATTTTATCAAACAGTCTTGCTCTTTTATATCCATAGTATTTATAATAACATACTGATCAGGATATTGTATTATAAACTGTATATCTTCAAATGTTAATTTTTTATATTTTGTTTCAAACAATTTCGAGAACATATCAAAACTAAAATATATTAGAAACAATTTTATATATTTTTTATCAATCAAATTATATAAAAACTAGTATTATATATATATACAAATGACAATTATCAATAATATCGAAATTGATGATATTCAATACAAACGTAACATAATAAAGGAGGCTATCCAAAATAATGATCCAATCGAAAACAAACTACATGTAATATTGTGTATTTCTAATCCATGTTTGTATGCAAGGCGATATATATTAATAAAAGAATTTATCAATCGCATGGAATTAGAAGAAACCGATGTCATAATATACGTCGTAGAATATGCATATAAAAATCAGCGGTTTATTATTACCGATCCTAAAAATCCACGACATTTACAGATTCGTACAGATATCCCAATATGGCATAAAGAAAATATGGTAAATATGGGTGTAAAATATTTATTACCAAAAACATGGAAATCATTTGCATGGATTGACTCTGATATAGAATTCGAAAATCCGTCATGGGCTATGGATACTTTGAAAGTTCTCAATGGAACAAAAGATATTGTACAATTATTTAGTCAATGTATTGATATGAATATAGACGAAGAAGCTATGAGTATATTTACAAGTTTTGGTCATCAATATGTAAAAGAAATGAAATATTCGAAACAACTTGTTCGTTTTTGGCACCCTGGGTTTGCATGGGCTTGTACACGTAAAGCTTATGAGAAAATGGGCGGTCTATATGAGAAGGCAATATTGGGTTCTGGTGATAATATTATGGCTCTTTCTTTGATAAAGCAAGGGGCAAAAGCGGTCAATGAAAATTCTACAGATGACTATAAACAATCCGTATTAGATTTTCAAGAACGAGTCAAAACCCTACGGTTAGGATATGTACCTGGTGTAATAAGACATTACTACCATGGTTCAAAAAAAAATAGAAGATACGGAGAACGGTGGCAGATATTAATGAAATATGATTATTCGCCTAGCCTGCATACTATAAACAATAAATATGGTGTGTTAGAACCTAGTAAAGAATGTCCAAAAGAATTATTAGATGAAATAATGGATTATTTCAAACAACGTAATGAAGATGAATGTTATCAAAACCCATGTAATATTACTGACCAAATGCAAAATATTCCGTCTATTCCATCAGGTATAGATATTTTCGATAACAAAAATTTATCAAAAGAGGAAAGTAGTGACAATCTTATAAATAATGTATTTAATGCAATGGAACAAGTAATTGGCGTGAATTTATAATTTTTTATGGTTTTTTATTTTATCAATATAAAAAATTGAAGTTTGATAATATTTATAATCGATAGTATCAAACAACAAAATGGACCTAACACAAAGTAAACTTTCTAAAAATGAATGGGAAACTATTGAAGTCCCTGTATCAGAAAATGAAAAAAAAATATTAGCAATGATTATAAAAGGGTATGATGACTTGAATATTCATACGAATGATACTCAATCTATGTATACTTTTATAAAAGTCGAACAAACACCAGAAACAGAATATTTCTTATATAAAAAATATTTTCAAGAACAAGTCGATACAATAATTAAAAAATATTGTAAAGATACGCCTATTTCCAACTTCATAACAAAACCATTGTATTCTGGAGGAGAATTAAAAACTATGAAAAGTGCGGACTCAATTCGTTTACAAAATCTCGAAAATAATATACAACAAAACAAACAGGTTATTTTTGAATATTTGTTATTGGATCTCGTAAAAGACATGGTAAGCCAAGTTGTAAAAAGAAAACAAAAATACGCATTTTATTTGTATACTATTTTACAATTGAAAAAAGCAACCATTCGTAACTTGAATCAATATGTCGTGGCGTTTGTAGATACTTGTGTTGAATATGTGAATAGTTTTACAAAAACTAGCGAAATCATTACGAATGCTTATGAATTTATCGAGAAAAACACCCATTTATTGAAATACGAAGATCGCTGTCTATTTCCACATCAAAAAGAATTATTCTCTATTTGTAGACCCAATGACGGAATTAATAATCCAAAATTGATACTATATACCGCACCGACTGGTACTGGAAAAACTCTGTCGCCGATTGGTTTATCGAATAAGAATCGTATAATATTTGTCTGTGTTGCTAGACATATCGGTTTAGCCTTGGCAAAATCGGCGATTTCCATGGAAAAAAAAGTGGCATTCGCATTTGGTTGTCAGACCGCATCGGATATTCGATTACATTATTTTGCAGCCGTCGATTTCACAAAACATCGTAAATCAGGTGGTATTTTCAAAGTAAACAATAGTGTAGGTGATAATGTCGAAATTATGATTTGTGATGTTAAATCCTATATTACTGCTATGCATTATATGTTGGCATTCAATGATGCTAAAAACATTATAACTTATTGGGATGAACCTACTATCACAATGGATTATGAAGATCATCCACTACATGATACGATTCATGAAAATTGGAAGCAAAATCTGATTCCAACGGTGGTTTTATCTTGTGCTACTTTGCCTACTATGGATGAAATTCAACCGATTTTCGATGATTTTCGCTGTAAATTCGATAGTGCAGAAATTCATACTATTACTAGCTTTGATTGTAAGAAATCAATTCCGATTATAAACAAAGACGGTTTCTGTATTTTGCCACATTATATGTATTCAGATTATCGAGAACTTCGAAAATGTGCGGAATATTGTGAACAAAACAAGACACTTTTACGATATTTCGATTTACGTGAAATCATTCGATTTATAGAATATATCAACGACAACAATGTTATTAGTGAACAATATTCGATCGATAATTATTTCAGTAAAATAACCGATATTACTATGAACAGCTTGAAAGAATATTATTTGGAAATTTTGTTACATATTGATATGGATAAATGGAATATTGTATATAATTATATGAATACATGCCGAAAACCAAAAATAAAATCAAACAACAAAATTGTGAAAACACAAAGTTCAGAATCACGTACAAACACCATAAATGGAAAGGATTTATCCAGAACCCAAAGCGTTTCTAGTGTTTCTAAACCAGCCACCAATGCAGCCAGTGGGATTTTATTAACTACCAATGATGCGTATACTCTTACGGATGGACCAACGATTTTCTTGGCCGAAGATGTAAAAAAAATCGGTAATTTCTATATTCAACAATCCAATATTGCAGCATCGGTTTTTCAAAATATTATGTTGAAAATCGAGAACAATAATGCCATTTTGGAAAAAATAGATGCTCTTGAATCATTGATCAGTGCGAAAGAAACGAAATCAACGGATGACAACGAAAAAGAATCTGTTCGTGAAAGTGGTAGATTATGTAAAGAATCACAAGGCTGGATGGATGAAATCAATAAATTACGAAAGGAGATTCGTTTGGTTTCGCTTGATCCTATGTATGTACCTAATACGAAACCCCATCAAAATATATGGGCGCCAAATAGTGAAATCGTGGAAAATGCATTTGTTTCCAATATTGGCGAAGATGTTACACGATCCATAATGGGATTGAAAATCGAAAATCATATGAAAGTCTTGTTACTATTAGGAATCGGTATGTTTGTTGATACTCCAAATATCGAATATATGGAGATTATGAAGCAATTAGCAGAACAACAGCGGCTCTTTATTATTATTGCATCGACGGATTATATTTATGGCACAAATTACCAGTTTTGTCATGGGTTTATAGGTAAAGATTTGACTAAAATGACACAGCAAAAAACATTACAGGCGATGGGACGTATAGGTCGTAATAATATTCAACAAGACTATACAATCCGATTTCGTGATGATGCTATGATAAATCAATTGTTTTGTCTTCCAAATGAAAACATGGAAGCACGTAATATGTGTAAGTTATTTTGTAGTGATTAGTATATAAAAATATTTATAAATATATACTAATTTTTTAATGTTTTTTATTACGAGTATATTTATTATTTTTGTATTTGTAACGGCGGGTTAATTTTGGGTAACGAGAACCGCCGGTTGTTGGTTGGTTTTCATCCATATCCTTAGCTAAATTCACTATTATTTTATGGGTTTCTGAACCTCTAAATTTAGGATATAAAAATGGCCGTTGATCATATCGATTATCATCTGGAGAATAACCTGTTCCATGAACAGAAGGTGTTAATATGGTCATTTTAT